GCCGGTGACGACGTAAGCGCCCTGCCCCGACTGATTGGCGCTGATGACCTGCATTCCAGCGGCATTGACGCCCTCGCCGACCTCGATGTGGTCGAAATCGGGTTCCATCGAACTTCCGGCAGCCGTCTTTCCGTCCCAATGAACGGTCACCACACCCAATTCGGACGACAGGACCGGCTCCGACGGCACGGAGCATGGCGTCGTATCCGATTCGACCGTGGCCACGAAAACGCTCGACCATTCGCCGAGCTTGTCCGAATACGTCGGCACAGCCCTGACGCGCACCTCGATTTGCGTGCCGCAATCCAAGCCGCCGAAACCGAGCTGCGTCTTATCGGTCGTGCCGGCGGAATGCCAGGGCGCGCCATCCACGTGCTTGCGCCACTCGATGGCGTAATTGCTGATCTCAATGGCCGTGTTATTCGTGGCTTCGGTCACTGCGGACCACATGGCGGTGGCCAAGCCGTGGGCGAAACCGTCGCTGCCGATATACGCATCAGTTTGCACCACAAGGCCGAGCGGCGCTTTCGGCACGCGATGGTCATGGTCAGTGGAGACAGTGGTTCCGCTCTCACTGCCAGCCAATGCCGCGCCACCGGTAATGCCCTTTATCTTCTTCGCCTGACGCACCGAAGCGTCATACTTAATATCATTCAGGGCGATGGAGGCGCTTAAACCCTCATTCTGGCGCATGGACAGGTCGATTTCCTGCACGCGCACCTTCTCGCCGTGAGCCACGGTAGGGGCGGTAATCCAATCGCCCGCATGATAGTCGATGAGCGGCAGATTATCCACATTCGCGGTCACTAGATCGCGCGTGTACTGGCCACGCACACGAGCCGCGTCATCCAGCGTGGATTGCATGAATGCCTGGGCGGTGTCCTTGTCGGACACGCCGCCCTGCGACGAATAGGATTCCCACTTGCCCCACGGTGTCGGCGCGGCCGGATTATCCATGCGGAAGAGGAGGTTATTGTCACCCTCGACAAGGACGGTGGACGCGAGGTCAGCGATGGACTCCTCGAAGGGTGCTTCGCTGATGTCACGTGCAAGCTGGAGCACGACGCTCTTGCTCAGGTCGCGGCTCAAGGCGGTGCTGTCGGCATTCCACAGCTTGAGCGTCCTGCCGGACGTGCGCCAGTCGCAGCCGCCACCATTGACAAGAGCACTCAGGATGGTCTGCAAATCGGTGCCGAGCGAATAGTACAGAGTGTACTTTTTTGCCCAATTACTGCCGGCAGAGTCCTTGGCCGTGTCGAAGCCCAAGGTCAGGCCGGTGGCCACGCCACCACGCTGACGGTTTTCGTCCAGCAGCGTCTTGAGAATCGTGCCCGGATTGGAGCTGTAGAATGGCCGCTTACCCTTGTTATCGCCATCGGCGATGAGGTGTGAAGAATCGTTGTTTTCGGCCTTGGACAGCAGCCAGCCAATCGACTGGCCGGAATAAGTGATGGTCTTGGTGCGGTCATCCGTCTTGCCGGAGCGGCCCGTGATGACGAATCGCGCATTATCCGGCTCCTTGAAGCCACTACCGTCCGACACTTCCACGGCCACTTCAAGGCCATCGGTCAGCTCACGGTCGAAAGCCTGAGCGTCACCGGACAGCAGCGAGTATTCGATGCTGATTGCACCATCATCATTGTGGAGCATGGACACGCTGAAGCTCACCGGCTCGGCCAGCACACCGATGCGCTCACCGAATGGACGATAGGCCACAAGACGCGCGTGCAAAGTCTTTGCCATTAATCACTCCCAGGATTGCAAAAACCGGCATGTCACCTTGTCGGCGCTGCCGGTCTGTTTGATTGCGAGGCGATAATCGCCGGACGAAATGTCAGGCCACACTTGCAGTGGCTCCGTGGTCCAGTCGATGCCATTCGACGCATCCACGCCACCAGACCAAGCGTCGGCGTTGGCCGCCGTCCACGCCTTGCGATTGGCTGCATCGACGAAAAGGTAAGGTCGTGAGGCGTCGCGTTTGCCGCCCCACATTAGATTCGTGCCACTCACCGGGTCACTGATCGTGACGGCGGTTGCGGCACCGAAGCGCAATACCAGCGTGCCGATTGGCGCATTGGAAAGCCATCCCTCGGGGATGGTGTCGAAAAGCTGCGAGGCGGAAGCGTTCGGCAATCCAGCCCAACGCGTCCAATAACCCTTGGCACTGGGCTTGGCGACGCCGCCCGGCAGGAGCCTGCCGCCGGTAGCGGCCAACGTTGTCTCCTGCCACTGCTCCCCCCGCCAGAAAACATCCGGCAATTGGAAGACGGCGGTCGCCGCGCGATGGTTGCTCCAGGGTATTTCGTCGCCGTCCGGCTGACAGGACGTGCATACCGCGCTAGCGGTCATACGTCGCGTCCAGCCTGATACCGTGTCACGCTCCACGCGAGTCAGCTTGGAAGCCAAGCGGCACAAGCGGTAGAAGCGGTGCATCAAAGTATCCGCATCAGGGCCATTGGTGATGAATTTCAGAGTGATTTCCGGCGCATCGAAAACCACCGGACCAGCAGGAAGCATCACACCACTCCGACCATTCACACTGACGGAATTAATGCGCGGCGAAATGCTCGTGAAATGGGTGGTGCCGACAATCAGACTCGAATGCTCACCAGTCAAAGCCTGACCGTTGATGAGATAATCCGTGAGAATCATCGGCTACCACCCTTTTCACTTGTCACCATTGCGGCATTGCCGCCGTCTGCAGCTTCTGCTGCGTGCTGATGCTCGTCGGAGCGATCGCGGGATAGTTGAATGTCTGCTGGACGTATGTGGTGCTACCGCCGCCATTACTGAGATTCGCGCGTCCGGTCTTCGACATGTCACCATCGAAGCCGCCGTGAATCTCGGCATTCATGCCATTCACGGTGCGCTGCACGTCCTTCCAGCCAGCCTTGAGGCTCTTGTCAAAGCCCTGCATGATCGCCAAGCCAGCAGGCTTAAGCATCACCTTGTCGTAGCTGAGCGGACCCTTGTGTTTGACGATCCAATCGCCGATGCCACTCACAAAGCTCTTAATTTTGCCGAAAGCCGCCCTCAGACCATTGAGCAGACCATCGATGATCGCACTGCCTGCGTTCCGCAGCCACGTGCCAGCACCAGCGAAGATGCCGATAATCGCACTGCCAATGCCACCCAAAAAGCCGAGCACGTCTTGCACAACACCATGCACAATTTGACTAAAGCCATTCCACGTCTGACTCCAATTGCTATGAATCAGGCCGGTCACCAGATTGATGACGACTTGGATGACATTGACGATGCCCTTGACAACCATCGTGATGCCGCCGATGATGCCCTGGATGAAAGGCAGCATCGCTTGAATGGTCGGCAGCAATATCGAGCTGATAAAGCCGACGATCGCGGAAATGATGGTGGACACCAATGGCGCGAGAGCTTGAATCACCGGCACCAAAGCCTGAATCACGCTGGTAATCGCCTGCACCACCGTCGTGATGGCAGCCACCACCGCCGTGACAACCGGCTGGACTCCTTGGATGGCCGGAGTTATCGCCTGAATGACGGTGGTCACCACGGTCAGAATGCCCTGAATGGCCGGCACCAAAGCACCCACAAGCGTGGAGATTATCGGCGTCAGCAGCGGGATTATCTGACCGATCACATTCGTGATCACCGGCATCACGGCGGCGGCCAATTGGCCCAAGGCCGTCATGAGCGTCTGAATCGACGGCTGAAGCATTTGGAATGCCTGCTGCAAGCTGACGAAAACGTTCTGCAGCATCTCGCCGAACTGCGCACGCAATTGCGGGCTCGTGGCGATAAGGCCGGCCAGAGCGCCAATCACCAAAGTGATGGGACCGCCAAGACCGGTCAGTACGCCCCCAAGCCCTTTCAGCATGTCGCCAATCACCGGCACGCCACTCAAGCCCTTCAAAGCGCCACTAAGACCAGCCGCGCCAAGCAAACCAGTCACGGCGGCGATGGGACCGGACAATCCAGACAATTGGCCAGTGAAGCCATTGAAATCGATTTTGCTGATCTTGTCGGCGATACCACCGAACACTTTCTCAAGCGGCGGGCCAATCTTCTGCGCCAGTGCGGCCACCTTGTCGAAAAACGCGGTGATGAGCGGTTCGACGGCCTGCACCATCTTGATGACCGCGCCGCCGACCCCACCGAAAGCCGCAATCAGATCATTGCCGACCGAAGTCTTCAAGCCAGCGATCTCATGCCGCAAGATCGTCATTTTGCCTTGCGGGGTCTCCGCCAGGGCCTTGTTGATGCCGCCGAAATTCGCTTCCAGGACCTTCGCGGCCATCGCGGCCTTCTCGGACGCGCTACCCTCCTGAAGGACCTTCTTCTGCGCGTCGGTCATCGTCACGCCATATTTGCTCAGCGCGGTTGCGCTGCCGGTCATGACCTTGCCGAGCAGGTTAGCGATCTGCACGCCATCCTGAGCGGTCGCGTTATACCCCTTGTTGTTGGCGATCATGTCGGCCAAGGCGGGCGTCAAGGTCTTGACCTGATCGGCGGTCAGTGCGAAAGTGCCGAGCTGTGCCTGAGCGGCCTTCAAGGTGCCACCGGATATGACTCCGGTCTGTCCAAGCGTCTTATTCAGGCTGAGCAGCGACTTCTGCTCCTCATCCGTCCAGTTATTGTTATTGGCGACCTGCTGGAATTTCGCGGTCACCTCACCGGCCTTGAGCGCCGCATCCACGGCCTGCTTGCCGAAATTCACCAGATATCCGCCAGCGGCGGCAGCGGCGCCGGACACGACGGTGGCCATGCCCTTAGCCGCCTTGCCGATCCCGGACACCGCCTTCGACGCGAAACCAGACGCCTTACTCAACCCCGAATGCAACGCATTACCGGCCTTCGCGGCCGCATTACGCGCACCCTCCGGCAAAGCATTCCAAACAGCCGAAAACTTGCTTTTGATGTTGGACGTGACCTCGCCAGCCGTCGAACTGATCTTCTGCACCGCCGCGTTCACGCCTGGAATCTTGCCGACGATCTGCTGGCCCACCGACGCGAAGCCGGACGCCAGCCGGACGAAAGCGTTCTTCGACTTGTCAGCTTCGGCCGCCAACTGCGTCTCAAGGTCCTTAAGCCGTCCCTTGGCGGTCTTGAGGTTATCGGTCGCCGCCTTGAGATTGTCAGCCGCCGCCTTCTGCCGGATCTGCGCCTGTTCGAGTTTGATGGCCGCAGCCTGCGCCTGAGTCGAATCGGCCCCGTATTTTTGCGTGGCCGCGTTCAGCTTCTCCTGCGCGGCCTGCACCTGCACGCCGGCAGCCTTGAATTTCAGCAAGGCGTCAGTATTCTTCTGCGAGGCTTGAGCCACGTCCTTTTTAAAGGACTTCAAAGCATCGGAATTCAATTCAGCGGCACCACTGTTAAAGCCGCTTTTGAAGGCGTTGCCGACCTGCTTGCCCTGCTGCGCCCCGTTGAGCCCTTTGGAAAAGGCGTTTTTCAGGGCGGAGACGGCTTTTCCGGTCTCTTTCGCCACATTCTGGCGGAAGCCATTCATCTGCGGGAAAATGCTCACATGCGCGGAACCAAGCTCGCTACCGCCAGCCATGACAGCCTCCTCTATTCACTTTTTTTGAAGCCGAAGATG